TCTCGTCGAGCGGCTCGGCGGCACGCCTAACTCCTCCGCAGACACGAAGGGCAACTCGCTGCGGATCACGATCCGAGACAAGGAAGGCAAGAAGTCTTTTCACGTCGAGATCGACAAGAAGAACATCACGGTTTATCCGCGAAGAGCATCCGGGGAACTGAGCGGCAAAGAAATAGACCGCGTCAAAAAGATCGCCGACGAGTCGACCCCGAAGTCGGTTGCCGTCGTCGTGAAGAAGAGTTCGTCGGCCTACGTCGCCAAACTCGTGAAGAGCGGCTTCACGTTGGCCGCAGGCCACGCCGCCGACATTCTCCTGGCGACCTACGCGACGCCTCTTGTCCACTCGGCCGTGGTCGATGCTGCCCAGTCCGTGAAGAAGCGAGTCTCTTCTCGCGGCTTCTGCCCCACCGGGGAGGGCGGCGGCATCGACAACTCGTGCGGCAGCCAGGACGGCGATTTTGCAGCCGCCTCGGCCGGTGCCACGAAGACGTACTCGAAGGCCGCCGAGATAGAGGGGCCGACGAAATTCAACTCGCAGGAGATCGCAAAGGAGATTGCCTGCGATCGGTTTGACGAAGACAAAAAACTTCAGCGGTGGGCGGATGGCTCTCGCTCCATGCGTTCAGACGTCTCCGCCCATGTGGCTTCCGTTCGGCTGGCTTCTCAGGCCGTCCCGGAGATTGGCGAGGCGAAAATCAACTTCATATCCCGGGCAGACGCCACAAGGGCGGGGATGCTTCGGGGGGTTTCTCCAAAGGAAGCCGAAGGCATCTTGGGCCTCACGAATACGGGCACGGGCGAGATCAGGATGATCATTGACAACCCGCCGACCCCGAAACTTATGCGGAAGGCTTTCGAGGATCAGGTTCTCTCGACCGACCATCCGTCTCACGGAATTGTCCATGAGTTCGCTCATCACCTTCAGGTGGACGGCTACAGGCAATTCCTGATTGAAGACATCAAGTCGGTGATTGCTGACGGCAATCACAGCCAGAGCCAAAAGACTCACATGGAGAACTTGGTCAATCACCTTGAGGGCGGAGGAGAGATTCCGCCAGAAGCATTCAAGGACGGGGAACGAAAACTGATGGAGAAGTTCGCCGAGTTTGCTCTCGCTGACAGGGACGTCCGGCCGTGGGCAATCGAGTTGCACAGGCAAATGGCTGACAAAGGCAACGGGCAGTCCAAGAAGCGGCTCGCCGACCTAGAGCGAGGCCACGATCTCGATTTGAATGAACTCAAGGCATACGAAATTGCCTCGAATTTCTGGTCTCAGGGCCTGAAGCCGCAGCCCGGAGTGGTGATGCCGCCGCCGCTCCCGGACTCGTTCGTGGCCCGGGTTCGCGGTGTTTCCAAATACGCGACCACCCAGCCGATAGAATTAACGGCAGAGTATTGGACTGCCGTGACCCTCGGATACCGCAAGCGAGACCCGGACTTGGATGAGATGTGCATCGCATCGCACATGCCCGTCCCGAAAGAGCGAAAGGGGAAGGCGAAGAAATGATCATCTTGCAGCAGCCCGGAGAAACTCCGGAGCAGTACGCAGAGCGAGTGAAGAAAATCCAGGAGGCTGTCTACGGAAAGCAGCCGAGCCTAGTTGAACTCTTGCAGAAAAAGGCCAAGGATGGCGACCGTCCGAAGCGGTGATAAGTGTTCCAATTCCGGTTGTTGTGGTCTCATGGCAACTCGGAGTAGCCGACAGAGCGGCGAGTTCCAGATTCGATACCTCCGCTGCCAAGTCTGTGGCAATTGCGCGAGGTCGGTCGTGACTGCAAGCGACGTCCGGTCGATTTGCTGGCGACGCGCCAATCAAAAATAGTGTTGTGCCGCACAACACTTTCTTTCTCCCTGCTTCTTGGGGTGCCTGAGCGATTGAATCTAGTGTGAACGTGTAGCCCCACTACCCGCACATAGGAATCAATCGCATGGAAGCCTCCGCCAAGATCAAGCAACTCCTCGACGAACTCGCGGCCGTCCTCGCTGAGATGGGCGCGCTCCAGGAGAAGGGCGAGGTCGAGGACACCGAGGCTGGCGAAGAGTCGGTCGAGGAGAAAGGCAAGACGGAAGGCCACGAGGACGCCGAGTACACGGAAGAGGAAGACGAAGAGCAGACCGAGAAGAAGATTCGCTGCCTCTGCGAGCGTGCCGAGAAGATTCGCGACAAGATCAAGTTTTACGAGGGCGTGGCGGTCAAGGAACTGGAACTCCGCACCGTTCTCGACAAGGCGACCCCCGCTTCGGTGGCCGCTGTCTCCCCCACTCAGGCCAAGGAGGGCCGATCCGTGACCCAGATTTATCACAACCTTCCCGGTGCCGGTCGTCTTCGCGGCTTCAAGGGCCCCAACGCCGAAGAGCGTGCCTACCGTGCGGGGATGTTCTATAAGGCTCAACTGTTCGGCGACAAGGACGCAGCCCGCTGGTGTGCCGATCACGGCGTGATCGACAGCCGTGCGATGGGCGAAGGCGTGAACAGCCTCGGCGGCGTGTTTGTCAATGAGGAGATTCTCAACGAGGTGATTGTCCTCGTCGAAGAGTACGGCGTGTTCGCCAAGAACGCCCGCAACGTCAACATGAACTCGGACACGCTCATTGTGCCGCGTCGAGTTGGCGGCCTGTCGGCTTACTTCATCGGCGAGAACACGGCGATTCCGGATTCGGACGCCTCGTGGGATCGCGTGCAACTCGTAGCCAAAAAGGTCGCGGTCTCCAACAGGATTTCTTCGGAATTGCTGGAGGACTCCGTACTCTCGTTGGGAGATTATTTGACCACTGAGACAGCAAGAGCCCTTTCGATCTTGACAGATCGCGTCGGCTTCGTCGGGACCGGCAGCGGTGACGACGGCGGTATCATCGGTGTCTCCACGAAGATCGCCGACGGTGCCCACAACGGCAGCCTCGTGACGGCCGCGACCGGCAACACTGCCGCGACCACCCTCACGATCGACGACTTCGTGAACACGGTGGCGCGGCTTCCGGTTTACGCGCGTGCCCGTGCAGCATGGTATGTGAGTCCGGCCGTGTTCGCCGCCAGCGTGCAGCGTCTCGGCCTGACCAACAACGGCAAGTTGACCGGCGGCAACTCCGCCGCGAACCTCGCCGAGGCTCCGGAAATGCGACTGCTCGGATATCCAGTGAATTTCGTTCACACCCTTCCGAGCGGCCTCGGTGCCGACCCCGGCAAGGTGCAGTTCCTGCTCGGCGACCTCAGCCTCAGCACGATGTACGGCACCCGTCGCGGCCTCCAGGTCAAGACCAGCGTGGACCGCTACGCGGAACTCGACCAGACCCTGATCGTCGCTTCGATGCGTATGGATTGCGTCACCCACGACGTGGGCGACGCGACCAAGGCGGGCCCGGTTGTCGGTCTCCGCACGGCTCTCTCTTGATGTACGGACACGGTAACCACTAACAAAACCCTCCCTGGAGCAGTTCTCAAATGAACCACCTCGAAGCCACGAAGACCGACGCTCGTGTCAGTGCATCTGTCGCGACGAACGCCACCCACAGCCACGAGATCGACACCTACGGGTACGAGTATGCGTCGATCGACGTGGTCTTCGGTGCCTACTCCGCCGCGACCAGCCAGTACGCGACCGTGCTGAAGTTGCAGCAGAGCGACACGGCCGGTTCGGGCCAGACGGATATCGCCGCCTACACGGTGACGGCCGGTGCCGGTGCGACGACCCCCGCGACCAAGGGTGCCGTGTGCCGCTACAACGTCGACCTCCGTGGCAAGAAGCGTTACCTGACGGTCGTGACGACCCCGGGCAACGCGGTGCCGGTGGTGACGGTGGCTCGGCTCGGCAAGGGCAACGAGGCCCCGTACAACGCGGCCACCGCTGGCGTCAACAACTACGTTTCCGGCTGAGTCAAGGACGGCTCACCTGGGCATGGATGCCCAAGCCATTTTTCCTCGGAGGGCTTGGAGCACGATGAATGCGAGTTGCTGTCGGTTCGTTCGAGCACGACGTTAAGGTTGCTGCTTGCCTGAGCGTTCCACGCTTGGGCTTTCAGGACAATTTCTTCACGGCGTTCTCGGCCCTGGCCCCTCATGGCATCACGATCACAAAAGGCACGGGGGCCTTCTGGGATCAGACCATGTCGAGGATTCTCACCGATCTCTCCAAGGAAGAGACCGGGAACGACCTGATCCTCACGCTCGACTACGACAGCGTGTTCGAGCCTGACTGCGTGTCCCGGCTCGTGTCGGCCCTGCTCGTCAGTGGAGTGGATGCAATCGCTCCTCTCCAGATGAAGCGTGACGACAAGACTCTCATGTTCACTCCGGCTGGCCTCGCGAGCGACGACGGCCCCGTGACGGTGAGCCTCCCGGTCGAGTGGTGGGAGAAGCCAGCCCAGCCAGTGGACACGGCGCACTTCGGCCTCACCGTGATTCGCACGGCCGCCCTGCGGAAGACGCCCAAGCCGTGGTTCATCGGAGTGCCCAACGCGGAGGGCGACTGGGGCGACGGCAGGCGAGACCCAGATATATTTTTCTGGCACAAGTTCCGCGAGGCAGGCAACACAGTCGCCGTGTGCCCCCAGGTGGCGATCGGCCACGCCGAGTTGGTCATCAACTGGCCTGACCAGAGACTCAAGACCATCTACCAGTACCCGAGTCACTACTGGGAGTCGGGCGGAAAGCGTCCCCCCGAGGCGTGGGGGAGCGATGATCACGCCACGAAGTCAATGCAGAAGGTAGGCCAATGAAAGTTCGATTGCTGAAAGACTGGAATTTCTACAAGGTCGGGCAAGTCGCCGACGTGTTCGACCCTCTCGCCAGGAACTGGATTCAGTCCGGCCTAGCCGAGGAGGCCGTCGAGGCCCGCGCCGTCGTCGTCGAGCGAGCCGAGGCGTTCAACGATGGAATCGAGCGGGCCGTCGTCACTGAAAAGAGACGCAAGCCGAAGGAGGCATAGTTGTACCCGTCCAAGACCGACCGATACCTCGCCGTCGTCTCCCGCCAGAACCTCCGTTACAGGTCCCTGGTTCGTCTCACTGAGCCCGTCGTCGAGCCCGTGTCGGTCGCCGAGGCGAAGAATCACCTCCGCATCGACAGCGACTTCACGGACGACGACCTGTATATCCAGAGCCTGATCACTGCCGCGAGGCACTACGTCGAGAACCACGTTGACCGCACTCTCCTGCGGACTCAACTCCAGATGAAACTCGACTACTTTCCCGTCTGGGACCTTCCGCTTCCGCGTCCGCCGGTCATGTCGGACCCGGTCGTCGTGCAGTACGTCTCTTCAGACTCGTCGCTCGTTACCTTCACGAACTTCCGCACCGACCGCGACGCGACCCCTGCCGTCATCCGCCCGCAGTGGAACGGGACGTGGCCGACAGTTCGCGGTGCAGAGAACGACGTCGTCATCTCGTGGTGGGCGGGCTACGGAACCACCGGAGCCAACGTGCCAGTCCCCGCCCGCCACGCGATGCTTCTTATCCTCAGTCACTGGTATCGCAATCGCGAAGCGATTTCCGAGAACAGGTTCGCCCCCGTCCCCATGTCCGCCGAGACTCTCCTGGGGACCGTGAACTGGGGGCAGTACCGTTGATCAACTCCGGCGACCTCCGCCATTCCGTGACCGTCCAGGTGGCCTCCCCGGCAACAAACGCCTACGGCGAGACTGTTTTGACGTGGTCGAATTTCGCCACGCGGAGGGCGGCGATTGAGGGCAGGACGATCCGGGAGACGATGAGTTTTTCGCAACCGTACACAAGCGGCTCATACGACGTCAGGTTTCGATATCTACCGGGCCTGTCTCCTGACATGAGGCTCGTGTGGACAAGCCGGACGCCGAATCGAGTCCTCGACATCCTGGCGGTCACTGAACTTGGGACGAGAGAGGGCCACCAACTTGTTTGCAGAGAGGACGGAGGATGATCAGCCTCGAAATCCAAGGCCTCGAAGAGACGATCGCAGCCATCCGGGACGTGCCGACCGTGCTCGACCGGGAGAAGGCGTTCAGCGAGGTCGCTTCTCAGTTCAAGGATCGCCTAATCGAGGTCACCCCGGTCGGCTACAGCGGTCGGCTCAAGAGGTCCGTGATCGCCGAAGTCGAGGCCGATGAGGCCCGAGTCGGGTACGAGTCCGGAGTCGAGACTGCCGGAAACCCGAAACTCGACAGCGTTCTCAGGGTTCGGACCCGTGGCCGCAGTGTGCTCTGGGTGCCAGTCGACGACCTGGAGGAGACGCTCGCCCAGGAGTTCGAGGACTTCGAGGGCGTAGCCATGTCCGTCCTGGAGGCCTCTTTCGCGGAGTCGCTCGCTAATGCCAGCACCTGAGACTTGGCTCAGAAAGGCCCTCGACGACGCCACAACAGCGAGCATCCACCCGGTGCTTGCTCCGCAGAACACTTCCTTCCCGCTAGTCGTCTACCGCCGCTCCGCCACTCGCCGCGAGCGAGGCTTTGGCGGGAATTTCGGAGTCCCGGTGGCGACCTTCTCAGTCTCGATCGTGTCCAATTCCTACGCCGAGGCGAAAGACATCGCTGATGCAATTCGATTGAGGGCCGACAACTTTACGGGCGATTTTTCAGGTGTGAAAATCATCACAACGGCACTGACCGCCGAGAGCGACAACATGGAACGTCCTCCGGAAGGCCAGTCGAAACCGCTGTACAGGGTCGATCAGGTCTACGACGTTCGCTTTCAAGAAACTGTTTAGCGTCCAAGGAGGGACGAAAAAATGGCATACGAGTCTTCGCAGGGAATCGGGTTCTCTTTCTCCGGTCAGGCCTTCACGGCCAACTCGATCCAGTTGAGCCAGTCGGTTTCCGAGATCGACGTTTCCTCGCTGTCCGACCCCACCGGGTCGTACCGCTCGTTTCGACCCGCCCCGATCCGTGAAGCACCGGAACTCCAGATCGACTTCGTTGGCATGGCTCTCCCGCAGATGACCGCGACCGGCGCGATCTCCTGGACGATCGCCGCGAGCGGGTCGAATGCTGGCTTCACGACCGGCATTCCGGCGAATGCTCTCTGCACCTCGGCTAGTGTCACCGCAGCGGTCGGCGAACTGATCAAGGGTCAGGCCACGTTCCGGCTGACGGCGACCTAAGCAAAGCCTCCTGGCCTGGGAGGTGGCTTATGGCTGTGAAGGACGCAGTCTCCTCTCAAGGGATCGCATGCGCGTGGGGGACGACTGTCATCGAGGTGACGTCCCTCCAGTACAACCGTTCCGCCTCTGCGGAGATCGACATTACGGGGGTGGACTCGGCTGCGACCACCGACCCAAACTGGTCCACCAGACGGGTCGTGGTCAAGTCGACCGAGTACGGGGTAGTCGACCCCGGCGAGGTTCAGTTGGAGTTCGTTGCAAATGCAGCCGTAATGCTTCTTCGGGATCACGTCGGCTACAAAAGATTGTTATCGCTCAGTAATAGCCCGGCTCCCGGGGGCGTCGGGCCTGTTAACGTCTCTGTTAATGCCATCCTCTCCCAGTTCTCGATCCAGTCCCAGGTCGGAGAGGTGGTTCGGGGCAACTGTACGTTCAGGCTCACTGAGTTTTAGAATCAGGTTGTACGGATACGGTTTCTTTCTTTCCTGAAGGAGTAGGTAGGCATGGCATTTTTAAGCAAGGCGGCGATTCTCGCTGCCAAGGACAAGAAGATGGTCGA